TAGATGAGCTTAGTAAGTATCCTGGAGGCAAGGCTGAGGTCTTAGGAAGCGAAATGGCTAAGTTTGAATCAGGTGTTAAGTATATCTATGACCAAGACTATACTTGGAGCAAAATGAATGAAGAAATAGAGTCATTAAAGTTTGCTTTAAAGGAGAGGGAGAAGATGCTTAGAACATTACCAACCGCTATGGTTGATCCTGAATCAGGAGAGATGGTCCACCCAGCACCTAGAATAAGTACAACAACCTTTAAGATTAGCTTAAAGAAATAAAAATCCTCCACCACCTCAAGATACCAATATTAATAACCTGATAGTAATTTATACAAAACTTGGGGTGGTTTTTTAAAGTACAAACATGAAACAAGCGATAATATTTTTATACGAGTTGGTAAAGTTTATAGTAATATCTATACCACTAGCAATATTGCTATTTGTAACATTAACAATAATTAGTAAATTCAAGAATATATGATGGAGATTGCAGGATTAGAGAACTCAGTACCAGTGAGGATGATTTATGTTGACGACAAAAGTGAAGTATTGTTTAAATCTTTAGCTCATGCAGCAAGGAATACAAGAATAACACAAGACTCAATAAAGAAATCACTTAACCCATTACTAAAGAGGAAATTTAAGCACAATAATAGAGATGTGGTTTTTAGGATAGTAAAGGATAAATAGTATATTTGTCATGAGTATTGCAGACTCATTAAGAACTTATTGCCCTTGAGATGAACCCCTATCTGCAATGTAGGGGGAACTTGATAGGGCACTTTTATTTTATGGAAAGAGATTTTAAGGGAGTTTGGATTCCCAAAGAAGTATGGTTAGACGAAAACCTTACATGGATGGAAAAGCTATTATTGGTAGAGATAGATAGCTTAGATAAAGAGAAAGGTTGCTTTGCGAGTAACAAGTATTTTGCCGAGTTTTTTCAGTTGAGTCCATCAAGGATTAGTGAGTTAGTAAGCCAGTTGGTTAGTAAGGGCTATATAACTACCTTTCTTTTGTATGATGGTAAGCAAGTAAAACAAAGGATTTTAACACCTACAGTACCTATTCGGAAAAGAGAACTAGGTATTCGGAATATCGAAGAGGGGTATTCGGAAAAGGCGAAGGATAATAATACAATACTTAATAATACAATTAATAATAAATCTATAAATATATCGTTTGATACATGGTGGGATTTATATGATAAGAAGGTTGGTAGTAAAAGTAAACTAGAAAGTAAATGGAATAAGCTAACTGACGATCAAAGAACACAAGCTATTAAACATACAAAGGAATATAAGATAGCACAACCTGATAAACAATACAGAAAGAATCCTGATACTTACTTAAATAACGAATCATTCTATGATGAGATAATTAAGCCTAAGGATTTTAATCAAGTACCTACAAACAAAATAACTACACAAATAAAACTTAAATGATTGCTATAAACCTACCAAAAGCTTTAGATATTGAATCTAACATACTTGGTGCATTGCTTTTAGACAAAAGGACTATCCCATTGGTTATAGGTCATCTAAAAACTGACATATTCTACGATCTAAAGCACCAAAAAATCTTTAACGCTATTAAGGAAATGTATGATAGTAACATATCTATAGACCTTACTACTGTAGCTCAAAAACTCTCACAAGATGAGGACATAATACGAGAAGGTGGTGCTTACTACTTATCAAAGTTAACTGATAATGTAACTACAACAGCTCATATAAACACCCATATTGAGATTGTTATTGAGATGTATAAGAAGCGTGAAGCCTATAAAGTACTTAGAATAGCTGAGAATAGTTGTTTAGACAACGATAGTCAGTCATTAGACCTATTATCTGACCTTAATAGTCAACTTATAGGTTTACTTGAATATGGTAATTTATACGAAAAAAGCATAACTGACGTAGTTATGGCTATCAACTTTGCTAGAGATTTAGCAAGTAATGGTGAGCTTTTAGGATTTAATACTGGTTTTGATGAACTAAACAAGACCATAGCAGGATGGTGTAAACCTGACCTATGTATTATAGCTGCAAGACCTGGTGCAGGTAAGACAGCAATGATGCTTTCTAGTGTTTATCACTTAGCTATCTTAAATAGCGTTCCTACGGCTATTTTTAGCCTCGAAATGAGCTCCGAACAATTAGTTGAAAGGTTAGAGTCAATAACGAGTCAAGTGCCGTTAAAACGCCTTAGAACCAATAATTTAAATGACTATGAACGTAAGCTACTTTTAAAGACCGATGACAAGATAATCACAGCACCCATCTACATAGAGGATACTGGAGGAATCAGTATCTCACAACTCAGAGCTAAGGCTACTATTCTAAAGCAGAAGTATGGTATTAAGGTAATATTCCTAGACTATCTTCAACTTATGAGTGGTCAAGGTAAGCAAAACCAAAACCGAGAGCAGGAAGTAAGTTTTATAAGCAGAAGCCTTAAAGCCTTAGCCAAAGAGTTGGAAGTGCCTATTATTGCTTTATCTCAGTTATCTAGAAAGGTTGAGGAAAGGGCTGATAAGCTACCAATGTTGTCTGATCTTAGAGAATCAGGTAGTATTGAGCAAGATGCTGATATTGTTATTATGCTTATGCGACCATCTTACTACGAAATGAAAGAACCTGTAGAAATTGGTGGTAAGGAGTACCATCCTGACGACCTAGTTATCGTTAAGGTAGAGAAGAATAGACATGGTAAGACTGGTAACATACCTATTAGATTCATTGGAGAAACAACCACATTTGAAGACTATAAACTATAAACTATGAAGCAAAAATCTATCGATGTTGAATTAATAGAAGGCGAAGACCTTAACATAGAGAACATGAAAGAACGTATTGTAACTAAAGCATGGTATGATACCGCAAGGTTTAACGAGATTACTGACGTTGCAGTTGGTATCGGTATGGGAACTAGGACACTTTACTTTTATGCTAAGAAACTAAAACTACCTAGAAGAAGTGGACTTAAATAGGAACTATAAGAATACTCGTAAGTTCGACATAGAACAAGCTAAGGCTGCCGATGGTACTTACCAAGCATTGTTATTGTTTGCTAGGAACACAAAAATCCTCGTTATCCAACAGCCAAAAGCACTCAAGCAAAAATTCATGTGGCTTGAATATGAGAATAATGGTAAACCTAGTGGTATAGCAGATACAAGAGTAGAGTTCTTTGCTATCAACTTTGACCTTAAAGATAGAATCTACTTTATACGAGCTGAGATGCTTAGAATTAAGGCAAGAAGACACTTTAAATGGGGTAAAACAAAGATAGTTGAGGGCATAAGATATGTAAAAGTTCCAACTGTGGAGATGATCCGTTTCGATTAACATAATTTTACAAAATGAAAAGAGTAATAAATTTTAGTGGTGGTAAGACAAGTGCAATGATGACAATTTTAAATTATCGTGAAGGTGATTTAGTAATCTTTGCTGATACTGGTAGAGAACATCCTAAAACATATAAGTTTATAAATGACTTTGAAGCACATGAAAATATCCCAATTATTAGGGTAATGTTTGAAGGTGGATTTAGAGGTATGTTAGAGAAGGCTAAATGGAAATATATACCTAATAGAGTTAAGCGTGGTTGCACTATAGAGCTTAAAATTAAGACTGCTAAAAGATGGTTAAGAGCTAATCATGGCAAACAAAACTATGAATGGCTTGTAGGATTTAGAGCAGATGAAGAAAGAAGAGTAAAAGGTTACGAACAAAGACAAGCTTATATTCATCCTAGATTCCCATTATATGAAGCAGGTATTGATAAAGCACAAGTAAATGACTATTGGAGTAAAAAGTCTTATAACTTAGAAATCCCTGCAATACTAGGAAATTGTACTTTATGTTTTCTCAAAGGGAAGAACGCTATAATTAATATTATGCGTAGCTATCCTGAATTAGCTAATGAGTGGATAGAAGATGAAGAATTAAGCAAACAACATGGTGCAGGACACACTTATTTCCAGGATACAACATATAAACATTTGCTAATGATGGCTCAAAATGATTTATTCAAAGGTCAAGATTTAACTGATTTAAACCCTGCTTTTAATTGTTCTTGCACATCTTAATTGGATTAAATAATGTAATTTCGTTTATATGACATACAAAACAGCAAGTGACTTAACCAAGATGATGCTAGAATATTTAGATAGTTTAGGTTATGAAGTATGGAGGAATAATAACCTAGCAGTCAAAGGCAGGTCTTTCATTGGTAAGAAAGGTTTACCTGACATCATAGGTTACCATAAGAACTATGGTCAGTTCATTGCTTGTGAGATTAAAGCTATAGGTGATAGACTAAGCGTATCACAGACAAGTTTCTTAACTCACTTAGGTATGTGCGGTGGCACATCTATTGTATGTCAACAAGTATCAGACGGAACAATTAATTTAACAATATTTTTAGACAATGGCGAAAGCAAAATCAGCATCTGGAACG